GGAAATCCGACGATGTTCTTGCGGTGCTTACGTTCCCATGTGTGATGTAGCCTGTTCTACATACTTGTTCTTTGGTAATTGTATGTGCCGCGTGTTGTATTGTCTAGAATTTTTCTTTTCTCGCGGTTTGCTTTACTCATTGTTGCCGCATCTTCCGACCTTTGCTTGTGTTGCATTGGTGTCATTTGTTTTTCTTTTTGAATCTCGCTTGTGTCTTCTTTTTAGTCTGGCAATTTCTTACCAGATTATGTTGCTTAAACAAAAGATACTTGATGTTTTGGTTTCGATGCTTTTTCAGGTTGGACAGGCACACATCTTGCGGATTTCACGATGTCAATTTCCGGTTTTGTCCGAAGTTGCACGTGATTTAGTTGTGCTTCGCACGCGTAATTACGTCCGATGGATGTTATTTGTTCTGTCTTTGGCCACTACGTCATATGTCTTGCTGTCTGTCTTGCACACTTCAATTGGCCGTCAGGGTAATATTTTGGACACTAAGTCTGAAGATATGCCTCATAAGCCTAAGGTTGGATCATGGTGGAGCAATGTTTTTTCCCCCGCTGTTTCCTCAGTTAGTAATGCAAGTAGGTCAGCTCCGATTTCCACTGAAAACGCACCCCAAGTGGCGCGAAAGGTTCAGAAGAACGTCTTAGTTGTCGAAGTTGAACATGCGAGCAAATTTTCTCGTGCCCATTGTCTGGCTGTTTGTAATGAATTTGCTATTATCAATAAGCATATTCTCTATGACAAGTCTGGACAGTTGGGGCAGAAAGTTACTTTCTTCGGCACTCATAATGACGATTCTTCACCATTGATTCGACTCGGTGAGACTGTTTTGGAGCCCAAGATACTTTTCCAACTAGCCGATGACCTTATTTTGGTGAAAACCACTAGTTATTTGAACCGCGGAAAAATAGTTGATTTGTTTGCTAACAGAGATTTCTGCTCAATTTCTAGTGGCTTCCGCTATACGTACGCAGGAGATCTTTCTCCAGGTTCGCTGGTGTCTCGTTTTGTCACCGACATTCCCAGCATGCAACGTTATGATTCATTGCATGAAGCTGGTGTCGCTGGATTTTCTGATAACGGCCCTTTTTGGATTTCTCGATTGAGTTCCACGCGTGGTCAGCCAGGAATGTGTGGTTCCCCATATGTTTCTGTCTCTGCCCGAGGCACAGTGATCTTAGGTTTGCACGTTGCTGGTTCTAGCTCAACAGCAATTGCCGATGTTTGTGCACCGGTTTTCCGTTCTGAGTTATTGGATGGCATTGCTGCATTGAATGATCGCACAATTTCCGTTTTTAGCCAGGGTTTTTCTTATGATGATGTGTCTATTGTCACTGATGCTCCCCGTGCTGTTAAGGATATCAAGATCAAAAGGTTGCACACCCACTCAATTTTGCGGAGTTGTACCACAGGTCTTGTCCGGCCTTTGGGTTCGAGCTCGTATCGAGGCACTCCACGCCAGAGTAAGGTGGTCAAGCATCCTAGTTACTGTTTTTGGCACGCACATGGTGTGGTGTCTGAAAAGGTAGCTCCTGTTTTTGATCGTCGACCGTGGAAGGTTGCATTGGAAGAGTTTGAAAAATCCCAGTGTTTATTTTCTCAGTCAACTATGTCGAGGTGCGCCAATCATTTCTTGTCTGGAATATTGACACGTTTGGATGCTTCATGCAAAGATTGGAAGCGCCAGCTGGGTTCTCTGTCTATTCACGAGGTTTCTAACGGCATAGATGACATGCAATATGTTGACCATATCAACTACCATACTAGTATGGGATTCCCTTGGTATCGGCCTAAATCCGATTTCTTTTCCAAAGGAGTGGTCCCAGATTTTATGTTGGATTGTGTTCAGCGTATTTTTGATTGTTATGCCCAAAAAACCCGAGCTTTTCCCGTTTTCTGTGGACATCTTAAAGATGAACCTTTATCTTTAGAGAAAGCAGAGAAAGGCAAAGTTAGGGTTTTCGTTGGCTCGCCTGTTGATTTCACTCTTGCAGTTCGTATGCGTTTTGCTTCTTTCTGCGGATTGTATCAACATAACCGTTTTATTTTTGAATCGGCTCTTTCGATTGCTGCCCAAGGCCAGCACTGGCTCCAGTTGTACAAGTATTTGACTAGAGATGGTGCCCGTGTTTTTGGTGGTGATTACAAATTCTACGATAAGGGGATGCATGAATACATTACCCGTCTTGCTTTTCATATTGTGATCACGATTTGTGAACACTCCGGACGTTATTCAGCTGATGAGTTGAATGACATGCGTGGTATGTGCGAAGACACTTGCAACCCCGTTGTTGAATTTAATGGTGATTTTGGCATGTTTTTTGTTGGTAATCCTTCTGGTCATCCTTTGACCACTATCATCAATTGCATTGCTAATTGCCTTTACATTCGCTACGTTTATGTCACTAGTGGACATGATCTCGATACATTCAATGAGAATATATCGCTAATAACATATGGCGACGATAATCTTGTCGGTGTTCGGAACATTGACACTTTTAATCACACAGTTGTTGAAAAGCAACTGCGTGAGATTGGCATTGTTTATACGATGCCTGATAAACGTAGTGATAGTACCCCGTTTCTTGAGTTTGATCAGATCGAGTTCTTGGGTCGTGGCTTTGTTCAGGATATCATCAATGGCACAGAAGTGATGTTGGCTCCATTACGTATGGAGTCAATTTTCAAGATCTTGTGCTATAGTAGATCGTCCGACCAGACTGCTTATGATTTGTTGTGTATGTCTTTTATCACAGCTTTGAATGAGCTAGCTTTCCACGGCCAAACTATATTTGACCATTATCGAAATTTGATGCAGGAATATCTCGAGGTGAACGGGATTACAATGAAGCTTCACAATCGTGAACATTATTTGAGAATCTTCTTCCCCGAGCTCTTTCCAGCCCTTGAGTGTAGTTACTTATCCGGGACATCAACACTACCGGAGATAGGATACTCATTGATCGCTGTAGATTTACAGAGCGCTGATAGCGTAGCGTTGAGACCGAGATCATGTGCTTGGGTTGCCATGATTGCTCCACTGCCTGCCGCAAAATTCTTTTCTTTTTCGACTGCCGCCGATCAGAAAGTTAGTATTGATACTACACTTGATGAGACGGCGAAGAGTACTGATGACCAGATTGGTTCGTTAGATACTATTTTGAATCGCAAGATACTTATCCAAAGTTATGCAATAACCGAGGGTGGTACTTTGAACACGTCTTTCCGACCTTGGCGTTTATATTTAGCAAATACAAACATAGCCAATAAGTTGCGTGGGTTTTCTAAACTTCGCGCTAATCTTAAATTGACTTTTGTTATTAATGCGTCACCATTTCATTATGGCGCATTTTGTTTTGCGTATAAGCCCCAGGTTTGGGAGAATGATGACTTGTCGACCGCTGGAACTCCATCTGGTTTGATTCGTTATGAGATTCGCGATTATTCTGGGGGTTGTATTGATAACAATACACTTTCAACTAATTCAATCGCAAAATGGAGCGCACTTATGCAGCGACCTCATGTGATGTTGTATCCACAAGAGAGTACGCAAGCAGAGATGATTGTCCCATTTATACATACGAATGATACCTTGCATTCCATATCAGCAGGTCTCGATTTTGCTTTCACTTCTGGTAGATTGGGCAAGATAGATTGCTTTTCTTTGATGCCATTGACTTCTGCATCTGCCCCTTCTGTCCAAAGTGTTTCGATTGACGTTTTTGCAGAACTAGTCCATCCAGAACTTGATGGTGCAACTTTATATCGCCAGGCTCTTGATGAATATAGTGAGCAGCGTCCTATTTCTTCCACTGCTTCTGCAGTTGCCAAGGCCGCCGGCGCTTTGTCCACAATTCCTATTATTGGACCTTATGCGCTTGCGACTTCTTGGGCTGCAGAGACTGTTTCACGCATTGCTGCGTGGTTTGGTTTCACCAATACGATCAACATTGGCCCTATTACTCCGAATAGAATTGTCAAAGCTACTCGATGGGCTGACACTGAAGCTCATGTTCCAATTGCAAAACTTGGTCTTGATCCACGGAATGAATTATCAATTGATAATTCTATTTGTGGAGCACCTCGATCTGATGATATGATCATCTCATCGATTTGCGCCAAACCATATACTGCATTGGTTTCTAATTGGACTACTGCTGATAATGTTGGTCAGAAACTAATCACTGGCATTGTTACCCCAGCTCACCTCCAGGCTGCTGCTTTCGTTCCAACAGGTACAGAGGTGGTGCTTACTGGTGTCACTGGAACTGAAACGGTTGACTTCTCGCCTGCTGCTTGGATCGCGCAGTGTTTTAATCACTGGCGTGGGGATATGGTTGTTGATTTCACCATCCTCGCAAGTAAGTTTCATCGCGGGAAGCTTCGATTTGTTTATGATCCTTGCGGCACGTATGCAAATTTTGCTGAGAGTTTCGTTTTGTCTCGAGTTTTTGATATTGGCGAAGATAAGCATTTTTCCGTCACCATACCATATCAAGGCTTTCGACCTTATCTTAACACGTTGCCGTACCAGAATTCTTTGAATCCTGATTTGATTATCGCATCACGAGGGAATGTCAACACAGCTGGCTCTGTTGATTTATCAACTTTTGCAGGCGCGTTTACTGTGCAAGTCATGACTGAGCTGTCGGGTCCTCTTGATAAAGATGTTTCTATCATTACCCGAATTCGGTGGAAGAACATAGAATTTATGAGTCCGCGAAATCCATATCAGTATACCAACTTGAATTTCACGGCTACAACTCTTAATATTTGGAATCTTCCGCCAATTACCGTTCAAAGGCAGGGATTGGAGACGGAATCAGATGCTGCACAAGTACCAGTTGGACTGAGCGAAGATAATAAGTTGGCTTTGGTGTGTGGGGGCGAAACTTGTAAAAGTTTACGCCAACTTTGTCATCGGTGGGGCCAGCATCAAGTGCATACGCTTTCTAGTACTGGATATGGTAATGGCGTAGATTATTATGCCTTCCTTATTAAGCGTTTCCCTTCATTCCCTGGTCGTGCCAGTGATGGTAGATCTGTTGTGAACACTTCGATTCCGTACACTTATGGCAGTGGCACTTTCCTTAATTGGATTGTGCCCGCATTTGTTGGTTGGCGTGGTGGGATTATGCACCGCGTTAACCCAACACCTTTTTCTGCTCC